CGTTATCAAACACTTAAAGAATTCTTTGAGGATACAATTGAACAAGATGATTTTAGAAAACTAAAAGATGGATATGTAGTATTAGATTCTAAAACAAATGTTTGTTATTTCAAAAGAACTACCTTAGATAATTGGATGAAGAAGAAAATGAACAAAGCATTCAATAATTCTATGGAAGCTTTGAGATTGTTAAATTGTAAACGATTAGAATACCATGAGGGAGAGAAAAATATTTGGGCAGTTGATATGCCAGAGTTTATCAACCACCAAGAAATTAAAAAACATAAACCAAAGAAAACAGATACTTCACTAACGGAGATGGACGATGACTACCACACAGGAAAGTTTAGAAATCCAAAGACTGAAAAAACTACACAAGAAAACGATTAAGATATATGGCCCACCAGGTACAGGTAAAACATATACATTAATTGAAAGGATTTTAAAAAGACATTTGAGAAATGGTATAAGACCAGAAAAGATTGCGTTTATATCTTTTACAAACAAAGCTGTAAACACAGCTGTTGAAAGAGCTCTAACTGCGTTTCCTCATTACACTATAGAAAATTTTACAAGATTTAAAACACTTCACAAATATTGTCGTAGATATTTTCAAGAAGAGGTATTTGATATCAAAAGCTGTATGATTGATTTTGCATTACAGGAAAGTATTTTAAAACGATCGGACAATCGATTAGAAGATGATGAGTTTATCTATAAGGATTGGTCATTATCTATTTATGATAAAGCAAGAAACATGATGGAGGATCCAATCAAAGTATATAAAAGAGAATCTTATAAGAAAGATAACATTGATGTATTTCAAAGAAAGATATCTACTTATGAACATTATAAGAATGGTGGTGGCGAATCATCCTTTATAGATTTTACCGATATGATTTCAAAAGCTATTGATGAGATAGATTTTCCTGAATTAGATGTTTTAATATTAGATGAAGCTCAAGATTTTACACCACTTCAATGGTCTGTGTTATTTAAAATAGCAAATAAATCAAATAGAATTTATTTAGCAGGAGATGATGATCAAGGTATCTATCAATGGAATGGAGCTGATTCAAAATATTTTACAACTTATTTCCCAGGCAGAAAGGTCGTACTAAGAAAGACTAGACGATTTGGAGAAGCCATACACCATTTTACAGAAATAATTAGAAGAGGAATTATAGATTCAGAGGAGAAAGAATATCTACCTTCAGATAAAGATGGTGCAGTTAAGAGATATTTAAACTTTAAAGAAATAGATTTTAGCCAAGAAGGAACTTGGTACATTTTAGGAAGAGTTAATAAAGTCGTTAATGAACTTAGAATGGCAGCTAAAGAAGCAGGTTTATATTTTGGAGATAATAAGAATAATAAATCTTTTGATCGTAAACAATGGCAGGCCATAAAAGCTTGGACAGCTATATCCAATGGTAAATCAATTAATAAAGGTGATGCTGAAATAATGGTTAAATATATAAGAGATTTAGAAAAAGATGCTTACCGACAAGATAAATTTTGGATGGGAGAGCCAGACTTTAAAACTTACAACTTTGGGGAATTAAAAGATTGGTGCGGTCTTACTGTGCCAGATGATAAGAAAAATAAAGAATGGTGGTGGATCCTTCGTAGAAACTTTACCTCAAGACAAAAAATATATTTCATAAGATTATTAAAACGCTATGGCCAACAACAATTGAATGAAGAACCTAAAATTATTATTGATACTATCCATAGTGTCAAAGGTGGCGAAGCTGACCATGTTGTTCTTGCAAGTAAAAATGATTACGCATCTGACTTTGGTCGTAAAACAAAATTAGATAAAAGTGGAGAGCGAAAAGTTTATTACACAGGTGCATCAAGAGCAAAAAACACTTTACATATTTTATCAACTGACTATAAGTATCATTACCCAATTGGTAAAGATTATTTAATTTATTTAGAGGAAACAAGATGACCAATAAAGATTTATTAGAAGAAGCCTTTCCACAATCAAAGCAGATTGGCGGGAATCACTACAAAGAATTTCACATTCAACCCTATGAATTTATATCAAAGAATAATCTATCGTTCTTTCAAGGCAACGTTGTGAAATATGTTTGTAGATATTTAAATAAAAATGGTATCGAAGATTTAGAAAAAATAAAACACTATTGTGATTTAGAAATATTAAAACTAAAGGATTTAAAAAAGAAGAAGTGACACGAAGTATAAGAAAACTAATAGTTAAATTAAGAATGTGGTACGCAGATATAAGAGGACATCACGGTAAAAAATGGAACTATGAACCTAGTGAATGGTACATGGGTCGACACAAGAAAAGGAAAAAATAATGCCAAGTTCTAGAACAATAAAAAAACATATAACAGTAGACAAAGTTAACTTTACTTTAGAGATATATCCTGCAAGAGAAGGTTGTTCGGGTATAGAAGGCCCTTTTTGGGAAATCTTTCCTGAAGATTATCATGCAGCGTTATTTGCTTTTAGTAATAAAGATAAATTAAATAAATTAATAGAAGAAAAATATGTTTAAACCATTAGAAGTAAGTTTAAAATTTTATGACAGATTAAAAGCTTTCGATGTTAAATTAGACAATATTATTGATGGGGGTTGTCATCAAGGCAATTGGTCAAAAAGAATAAAAGAGATTTATCCAGATTCTAATTTTTATTTAATCGATGCACAAGATAAATATAGAAAAGAATTAGATCAAATAGGTCAGTTTTATTGTGTTGCATTAGGTATGAGAAATGAAGATAGAAAATTTTACTTTGCTCAAAATAAAAATAAATCAACTGGATCTTCATTATATAAAGAAAACTCTAATGTTCTTTTTGATGAAAAAACTATACCAGTTAAAAAATTATCTGATGTTGTACCCGATCAAAAGTATGACTTAATCAAATTAGATGTACAAGGTGCAGAATTAGAAATTATAGAGGGGTCTTTAGATTTATTTAAAAAAACTAAGTGGGTGCAATTAGAATGCCCTATCTATGATAACAATGATAAAGCTCCTAGGTTTTATAATTATATTGCTTACATGGAAAACATCGGTTTTAAAGTTTTTGATATTGATACTATATTTATGAACACAAAACTAATGGGTATTGATTTTATATTTTGTAATCAAGAATTACCAATTGTTTGTCCACTTGAAGGACAGATTAACTACATGGATGAAAAATGAGTCTACAACTAGTGTTTAATATGAAAAAGAATATGTGGTCAGCCCCTAATGAGTTTAAAGATTTATCTGGTTATTCTGAAATAGCAATTGACTTAGAGACAAGAGATGAAGGTATTAATAAAAGAATGGGTTCAGGTTGGGCATCGAATAGTGGAGAGATCATAGGCTTTGCTGTTGCAGTAGAAGGTTGGCAAGGTTATTTTCCTTTCGGTCACTTTGGTGGTGGTAATTTAATTCCCGAACAAGTTAAACAATATATGAAAGATGTTTGTTCCTTACCTGCAACTAAAATATTTCATAACGCACAATACGATGTTGGTTGGTTAAAAGCATCGGGTATCGAGGTCAAAGGTAAAATAGTGGATACCATGATAGCGGCAGCATTGATTGATGAGAATAGATGGAGTTATTCTTTAAATGCTTTATCGGTTGAGTATCTTGGAGAAGTAAAAGCGGAGAATGATTTAAAAGAGGCAGCGGCCTCACACGGTGTTGATGCTAAAGCTGAAATGTGGAAGCTCCCTGCTGAACATGTTGGACATTATGCGGAACAAGATGCACGGCTCACGCTCCTTTTATGGCAACGATTCAAAGCTGAAATAAGAACACAATCTTTAGAAACAATTTGGGAACTAGAATCTAATCTACTTCCAATATTAATTGAAATGAGATTCAAAGGTATTGATATCAATTTAGAAAAAGCTGAACAACTAACCAAAGAATTTGTAGGACAAGAAAAAGTATTATTACAGAAAATAAAAAAGTTAACGGGTAAAGATATAGATATATGGGCTGCTCGACAAATTGGCGAAGCTTTCGATAAACTTGGTATAGAGTATCCAAGAACTGAAAAAACAAAAGAACCATCTTTTACTCAAAATTATTTATTCAACTCTCCTCATGAGATATCAAAACTTATCGTACAAGCTAGAGAAGTCAATAAATTTCACGGTACATTCTTACAAGGATTAATCAAATATAATCATAAAGGTAAGATACATGCTGAGATAAACCAACTGAGATCAGATAATGGCGGAACTGTGTCTGGAAGACTATCGATGTCTAACCCTAATTTACAGCAAATTCCTGCTAGAAATAAGGATTTCGGGCCGAAGATAAGGGGTTTATTTATGCCATTAGAAGGCCATAGATGGGGTTCTTTTGACTATTCTCAGCAAGAGCCTAGGTT